GTATCTCCTTTCAGTTTAGAGGCCAACCCCCTGCCGGACTAGGGGCAAGGGGCGGCCGGATTAGGGTTTATCTCAGGTTTGGTTCCAACAAGCACCAAAAGGAATTTTTGGTGCAATTGCTGCATAACCGTAGTACAACAAATCAATCGTTCCATCTGATTGGATTGCTGTGCGCAATTGGAATCTTGAGGACTCGTACCAAGTCCACGCTTCTGGGTTAATTACTACCATTGAGAAATCTCCGGTGGAAGTAGTGCCACCAGCATTTCCAATTGAACGGCTTACATAAAGATTTAAACCGGGTGCCACAAATCCACGCAAAGATTGCGCAGTGATTGCTCCACCAGAATTTTGTGGTTGTCCAGCAGTGTAAATTGGTCGGCCGTTATCGTTGTAACCCATTAAGTTTGACCATTGCCCCGGAGATACAACTAGATTTTGTGCAAAGCCTAAGGATGAACTGTAAACTGCTGAGGCTGCTGCTGCACCGTATGCTAAAAATCCGGTTGATGTATTTGCGTTTACACCTGTTTGTTGTCCTGCTGCTTGAATTGTGCCAGTTGCAAATTCATCGGTTACTTTGGCGTATGCAAATTCTAAATTCTGCATAAGGGCTGCCATATAATTTGGGTTTGACCTGTCCATCAATTCAATCGTTGTAATAGCGCGACCTTTAAAGGATTGCACTGGTACTGATAGATAAGTTGCGCTCAATGAACTTTCAGTAACGGCTGCATTTTCTGCAATGTTACTGACCGTAGGCACTGCCGTTACGCGGGGCAATTCAAAAGTCATTCCTTCGCCAACAAGGGTTTCACGCGATAGGGCTTCAATCATTCCACGATCAGCATTTGCAAGGGCATTGATGATGGTCGTTGATTGTGGAGTTGGAACCATTCCGGGTGCAGTTGTTGTTGTGTTATCTGCGGCTGTTACATATTGGCGTGAATCGTCATTACCCATTGCAGCCAAAATTGTGTGCTGTAGGTAATCAACTTTGTTTTGAATTGGATTGCGCACAGATGTATGTGCAACTGGTGTGTATGTTGGTTGTGAGGCTTCGACCTTTTGGGCTTCTACCTCTGGTGCTGGGGTAGCGTTTTCCACGCTGGCCTCACTTTCGGTTGGTTGGGTTGTTGTTTCCTCTACTGGTTCAGGTTCAACTTCACTAGCTGCAACCGATTGAACGGCTGCGCTTTCAAAGGCTGCTGCCTGCACCAAACTTACTTCTTTAAGGGTTGCGCTAGTTACATAAAGAATCTCATCGCGTTCCTCTGACTCATCGACCATTACGCCAACACTCAAGCCATCGCGCAGCTCTGCTGCCTCAATAAGTGCATCATTGCCTTTAGTTGTTGCAGCGATTTTAAATGATGCGTAAATGCCGGATGTGTCCTCACTGGCAGATTGCATAATCCCAATTGGATCTTTTGCATTGTGCTCTAATAACAATTTGATTTTGCCACCAGTGTTGTAACTTATGCTTCCGCGCTCAAAAACTACGCGCCCACTACTGGTGTTGCCAATTTCGCCAAAGGGTACGATCTTGCCTGCGATAATCCGGCGATCTGCATCGGCTGCTTCAACGCTAGTGTTAAACGTAAGATGTAGTGGCTGTTTCACTTGTTGCTCCATTCGGTGAAAGGTTTTCCATTTGTTTGGCTTGGTCTAGGGTGATTAATTCAAGGGCAAGCATCTTTTCAATTACTGCCAACCTTGTCATTGCATCTGATCGCAAAAATGTTTCATCTATTTCAAAACGCACTACATTGCCACGAGAAGTGAGATCGTCCATCGATAAGCGTTCCTCAACGGCTGTAATAAATGGGCGCAGTGTGTAGTCCACAAATTGCCGCCTTTCATCTAAAACATTACTGTATGTAAGCGAATTGTTAAGATCCGCGCTGAGCAAATATGCCGGTGTATTGCAAAGCCGTGCAATTTCTGTTGCCAACATTTGTTTTGCTTCGTTGTACAACATATCTTTTGGCGAAAAATTATTTGGCTCAAACCGTAAAGTTGATGAAAGATAAGCCGTTCCTCTTTGTTGTCTGGCAAGTTTCCACGCGCTAAGTAAGCCAGTAATTTGTTCCTCTGGTAAATCCGCGCCGGTATTTTGAATAAAACCTGAGGCTTGCGGAGTTTCAGCTGCAACTGCGCTGGCTTTTTCCAAATCCAAAGCGGCTTTAATTGTGCGACCACCGCGACCCAGTACGCCTAAACTGTCAAGTGCCTGAAAAGTAACGATACTGCCTAAACCGTTTTGTGGTCGTAATCTAAGGCCAGATTCAGATCCATAACCATCAACGGTGTATCCAATAACTAAAGTGTTATTTAAATTTAATTCTTGAGTTACGCGATCAAATGACACCCAAGCAAAACCATTTGGTTTTCCAGTATCAGCTGCAACGGAAGTAACTTCCCAATAAGCGACACCGTGCATAAATAAGTCTGAAATTGTTGCGCTCAAGGTAATGGCTCTTGGTTGACGATAATCAGGTTGTTGCAACCATAATGGCGGCTCTAACTTTTGGCCTGTACTTTTTTTGTACAAGCAAAGAGGCAAACTGCCAACCACGCCAATAATAAGTGAGTGGCAGCGCGCGAGGCTGGGAACGGCCAGTGCCTCATTGCGGGAAATAAAAACGGCATTATTTAAATAACGATAACCAGAATACCCTTCCATAACGGGCGGCGCGTACTGTGCTTGGATGCTAGGTTTGGATTCTGGGGTGACGGCATCGACTAAGCGCAATGCAGACAATAAACCCATATCACTACTATACGACAATACGGGGCAAAAACTATTTAATGCACTTCGGCGTGTCTAGTTGACATAGATGGCTGCAATTGCTTGTGGCTTGTTGGCATACCAAATTAGCATTGCCGCGCAAATGGCACTGGCCACCTCGCCTGCGGATTTACGCCTCACAATGCGCCAGCCCGAATCTGTGGTTCGCATTGCGCAAGAATTAACAGACTCACTTAATTCATACTCGTCACCGTGCTGAATTCGCTGATGACTCATAGCTGCAAGCATTTCATCGCACGCACTGGCAAATAGTTGGCCAGACACTTCAGTTACTTGAACGCCTGTATGAGCCAACCTTGCTGCTACCCCTGCCGTTGTGTAGCGATCAAATAGCAGCATCTTTGGCCTAAACCGCTGAATGTGCAGATTGATATCACTGGCAACTTTAAGATCATCAATAGACGCTTCAGATTTCCAAGTTTGCAAGCATTTAAGTTTAACCTTTTCGCCATTTAACTGGCCTGCCACCAATGCTGCGTGCCTTCGGCTTGGGGATATATCAATTGCAAAGAATGTAGATGCACCGGGCTCAAAGATCATATTCTCAACTTTGCAAGATTCCCACGCGCCTGTTGGCCAAGGGCTTGCGATGTTGCCTATAAATTGATTTAAGAGTTCACTTCGGCTCTTGCTTTCATCTTGTGTTGCAATCTGGTGCTCTATTGTTTCAAGGCTAACCGTGTGACCTAATGCAGGCTGCGCCTCAATATAGCCTTTGCGATCACTTAATTTGCGACTTGGCAACGCACTCCACTCAAGCCAACCTAATGATGGGGTTTTGTCGGCAATGGCTTTATCTCGCATTTGATTTAATACAATGCTGGCCTTATGGCCTGCTGAACTAGCAGTAAGCACAACCGCATTTGGCTTTGCAATTGTGGTGAAGTTAGCAGCTGCCCAAGCAGCCTCATCTACATTAAGCAATTCATCTACAAAAAATAACTCAATAGATCTGCCACGCGGGGCGGCATCTGTTGCAGCTAGTACAACGATTGAGCCGCCATCTTTGAATTGCATCCTTTGCATACCGTTGCTGAGGTAGGTCTTATCCCACTTGGCCATCAATGTTGGATTTGCCTGAATGATCCAGTGGATCTCTCTAAAGGTTTGAGCACACCCCTCACGGTTGGCACTCATCATTCCAATTGACTTAGTGCCAAAGAGGTAAAGATGAGCCAAGATCATAACCTTGCAAAGTTCAGTTTTGCCTTGCTGACGGGGAAGGGATAAATGAATTAATTTGCGCACCCAACGCCCATCTTTTTCCAGCAGCATATCTCCGAGCGCATTAATCTGCCAAGGCATCAACCTGATTCCGATGGATTCTGCAAATGCCACAACTTCAGGCGCACGGGTAATTGCATCTTTGACAGGGCTTGAAAATATGCGCGGCGTGGCACTTCCTAAAACCGTACCCCCAACACTTTTGCTTTGGACTTTATCGATGTCCATTTCGTCTGGTTCGATATGGTTTGAATCTATATCAATCTGGTCATTAGCCGGTTCAAAATTGGAGATTTTTACCGAAATAAGATCAGGGGGGCTCCCTTCCTCT